TTGCTTCTGGACCTGATGCAAATGAAATGCCACCAGTTGGTGGTGAAAAAGTTGATGTTGAAATGATGGATTTGTTAAAAGAATTTATCAAGAAGATGTCAGAAAAAATGAATGCAATGGAAGCAAAACTTTCAAGTGTTCAAAGTGAATTTAATTCATTCAAAAAAGAACCAGCAGGTAAAAAAGTATCTGATGGTAAAAAAGAATTTAATAAACAAGAAATTTCAAATGATGTGGATGCAAGAATTGATGCAATCATGTCTATGAGAAAATTAAACAAATAATTAAAAAAATTAAAATTATGAAGGTTTTAACAAAAGAACAGTTTGCATACGACGTGGCAAGTATCGGTGGATACGTAGACCAAGTAGGTGGTGAACTTTTATCGAAAGCACTTATCGGTGCAACAACTCCTAAGTACGTTAATGTACGTCTAGGTATCAAAGGAACACAAGCGTTGAATTTACTTAACTCAACTCCTTACTTCCAAAGTGGAACTTGCGGATGGACATCATCTGGTACAACAACTTTCACTCAAACTAACATTACAACTTGTCCTGAGAAGTACAACGAAGCACTTTGTTACAAAGATTTGTTTGACACTTATCAGTCAATGTTAATGGCTCCAGGTCAAACACAAGAAACTGTTCCATTCGAACAACAAATTGCTGACTTGAAAGTAAAACAAATTCAACAAAGAATTGAAACTCAATTATGGAATGCGGCTCCAGGTGCAGGTGACTGTTTCTCTGGTTTCACTTACTTAATTGCTAGTGGTCAAACTGGTGTTGCTGTATCTGCTTCAGGTACAACTTTCTCTCCATCTGCAAACTACGGTAGCAATGGTAACCCAATCACAGAAGTTGATAAACTAATCAACGCATTATCTGATGATGCAATGAGCCGTGAGGACTTAAGAGTATTCATGTCTTATGCTAACTTCAGATTGTATGTACAAGCGTTAACTCGTGCTAACTTCTTCCAGAACTATATCAGTTCAACTGATATTACTTCACAAATGGAAGCAACTCATCCAAACACAAACGTTAAGGTTATCCCAACAATTGGTTTGAATGGTTCTAACAAAGTTACTATCGGACCAGCAGAATACATGGTAGTTGGATTTGATTTGTTATCAGACCATGAAAAATTAACTATCTGGTACTCTAAAGATTTTGATGAATTGAGAATGCGTGCAAACTACAACTACGGTGTGGCTATCGCAACCTTCGGTTCAACTGCATACTTTGCTGTAAACGGTTTAAGTTAATCTAAATCAAAAATATAAAAACCTAAGGGGTGAAAGGCCCCTTACTTTAAAAATAAATTAAAAAAAAAATACACAAATAATATGAGTACATGTTATATATCAAGTGGTGTTCAACTAGGATGTTCTGACGGTATTGGCGGTATCAAAAAAATCTATGTAGTAGGTGGTGCGACTGGTGAAGTTACTGGTTACACATACGATGCTGATGGTGCTGTTACTGGTGCAACTTCTACAACTGGTACTACTCTTTATGGTTTCCAATTAAAGAGAAATACTTCAAGTTTATCTCAAAATACAACTAAGAATTTTGAAAACGGAACAATCTTCTGGGAGCAAGTTCTTACTGCAATCTTGTTCAAGTATGACCAAGATAAGAGAAACCAATTAAAAATATTGGGTCAAAATGACCAATTACAAATCGTTGCTATCGACCAAAACGCTGTTCAATATCTATTGGGTCAAGTTAACGGTATGTACTTATCAGGTGGTAGTGCTGCTACAGGTACTGCGTTCGGAGACAGAAATGGTTTCGAACTTATCTTCACAGGTCAAGAAGCAGAACCAGCAAGAGTTATTGAAGGTGCATTATCTTCAGTATTCGCAGGTGCTTCAATCGTTGATTAATCACTATAATCGAATTAAAGAGGGGCTTAGGCCCCTTTTTTTATGTCTATATATTTCATTTTAAGAAAATTTATATTTATAATAGAAGAACTATTTAAATGATTTATTTAGAAAAAGCACAACAAAACACCGTTGCGATGAATATAAACATCAACGCAAGACCAGAATTTACTGGTTATACGTTTGAGTTTACTCACGTAATGAGCAAGGAAGTAAAGACGTATTTGATAGATACTTCCAATCAATCAGAATATCAAGCAAACGATAGATACGCATCTGTTACCTTAGATTTTATAAACGATGACCTCAATTACGAAGGTCAATACGTTTTAAAGGTTTATGGTGATGGTACCGATTTGGTGTATAATGGAATGGTCGTTTTAGAAGGTTTACAAGAAGAACCATTCTTTACTACATATGTTTCACCAAATGAGGATAATGAAAATTACATATACATACAAGATTAATTATGAGTGAAGAAAAAGAAATAAAAAAATTCGCCAGCATATCATTTAGAGCAGCAACCTTACCAGTATTCTCAGAACCATTGGTACGCTACCCTTGGGTATTTTATGGTGAAAGTAATTTGATGCCAAACTATTTGTTGGGTCAATATAACAACTGTGCCATTCATAAAGCAGTTGTAACTTCCAAAGTAAATCAGATTGTTGGTGATGGGATAGTTTCTTTAAATAACCCTATGGCCTCTATTAACCTCTTAAACGGCTCCGAAAACATAAATGAGATAGCACGTAAGTGTGCTCTTGATTTGGTCCTATTTGGGGCTTATGCGCTTAATGTGATATGGACTAGAGATAGAAAGAGTATCGCTGAGATATATCATTGCGATGTGAGCAGATTGAGGATGGGGAAAATGAATGAAGAAGACCAAATTGAAAAATACTATTATAGTCCAGATTGGACAAACATTAGAAAATTTCCTCCAGAAGAGTATGATGCTTTTCATCAGGAAAAGGGAAAACCTTCCCAAATATATTATTACAAATGCTATTCGCCTAATACAAGTTATTACGCAATTCCCGATTATTCTGGTGGTCTCGCATCTATTGAAATAGACGTTGAGATTAAAAACTTCCATAAGAATAACTTACGTAAAGGAATGATGCCTTCGTTGTGGGTTAATTTCGTTAACGGGATCCCTGGGGAAGAGGAGCAAAGAATTATAACAAGAGCATTGGAAGAGCAATATTCTGGTACAGATAATGCTGGTGGAGCAATTATATCTTTCAACGAAAGCAAAGAACAATCACCTGAGATTACTCAAATCAGCCCAGGTGGAAACAGTGACTATTATCAACAAATATATGATGACATTAATCGTTCGATTTTATCAGCCCATCGTGTTTCATCTGCTGAACTATTTGGAGTCGCTACTCCTGGTAAGTTGGGCGGTAGCGATGAGATAACTCAACATTCGGAATATTTCCGTAAGATGGTTATCCAACCTTATCAAAATGAATTGTTACCAACATTCAATAAATTGGTATCATTGAAATTTGAAAAGCCAACCAACTTTGAAGTTAAACCTCTTTCATTATTCATTACTGGAGATGTTACAGAAAATCCAAAAGCAATTGATAAACCTGTGGTTCCAACCGAGGTTCCAGATCCCGAGGACTATTCTGTAAATGAGAATATCAAAAAGTTATCAGGAAGAGAGTATCAAGGTTTACTTAGAATAGTAAGAGAATATAATAAAGGTAAAATAAACCGTATGCAAGCAATGCAAATGTTAATGAGCGGATATGCTTTAACAGAAGAACAATGTGCTGCATGGTTAGGAGAAGAAGAACTAAACTATAATTAACAATGGGTGTTTTATTAATATCAGAAACTAAATTAAAAAATTTTACCAATATTAACCGAAACGTTGATATGGATGTGCTTAAAGCAGAAATACAGATTGCTCAAGATATAGATTTACAAACTATTCTTGGTACTTTATTCTATGACCATTTATTGAATCAAGTTACTTCAACTGGTAATACTTTTAATGCAGATGAAAAGAAATTGGTTGATGAATATATCCAACCATTCTTAATTCAACAAGCATATTTCCAAGCAATGCCGAACTTACAATTCAGAACAATGAATCGTGGCATAGTTGAAGGACAAATGGAGAATGCAACATCTGTTGATATTGAGACATTCAAATATCTTAGAAATATTCAAAAGTCCAGAGCAGATTTTTATATGACAAGATTAATGGATTACTTATTGATTGGTTATGGCCAAAATCAATTTCCTCAATATAATACGCAATCTACTAAAGATGGTATGATACCAGACAGAACACAAAAGTATATGCCAGGTATTGTACTTAGAAGAACAACTCGTAAGGGTTATAACTATAATGATATTGGATTGAATGGAACACCGATGTATTCGGAGTTAGCACATGAAAATCCCCCATGTCAAGATTGCTATTAATAGATAATAAATGAATACAGAAATATTTGGTATCATAACAATATTTGCAACCAATGCAGCAACATGGTTCTTTTCAAAAAGAAAGTATCAGGAAGAAGTTGCATCACAAGAAATATTAAATCTAAATTCAACATTCAATTTTTATAAGACAATTATATCTGACTTAGAAAGAAGGGTGGGAGATATGCAAACAAGAATGGTTGAGATGGAAAAGGTTATAGCAAAGTTAGACGGAGAAAACAAAGAATTAAAAAAACAATTAAAGAAGAATACTTTATGAATGTATCAGTAAAATTACCAGCACCAACACAAGAAGAATTAACAGGATATAAAATAGATTATTTTTATAGAATTATAGGTAATATTGATAGACGTAAATATAATTTGAGTGAGATGGATTTTTCTACTTTCATTCATCATACATATGAATCAATGTTACATTCAAATAAACACATCACCTTAGGTGAATTTAAAAAGATTATAAGATGAGTAATAGATTAGAACAAATTATAAAATTAAAGTTAAATAACTTTGAAATTAAATATCCAAAGAAATTAGAGATAGAGCCAAATCCGTGTTGGGAAG